TCCACAGATATCTATGCCAACAATATGTTGTCAGATAACATCGAAGGCTTTTATCAAATGGCAGGTCAGAGTTTAAACACCCTGATTGAAATGCGAAAGTTACAACCACCACTATAACATGGCATACTCAAGTAAAGTTGTAGATAGGTTTGAAGGAGTTTTAAATAACCCGGAAAAATATTCAGTCGGGAGATTTGACCCTCAAGATTTAGATGTGGGTACGGGTATGGTAGGTGCACCTGCATGTGGTGATGTAATGAAGTTACAAATTAAATGTAAATTACATGGTAACAGACATATCATTGATGATGTTAAGTTTAAAACTTATGGCTGTGGGTCAGCAATAGCATCAAGCACTATGTTTGTTGACATGTTAAAAGGAAAGACAATAGAAGAAGCTTGTCAAATAAAAGATAAAGACATAGCTGATGCTTTGGAGCTACCACCTATCAAGTTACATTGTAGTGTGTTAGCAGAGGATAGTATAAAACAAGCCATAAATGATTGGCAACAAAAACAAAATGGAGAATAATATGAATTGGTTTGAAAATAAAACTACACAACTTATTGCTTTGGTAGGTATAGTAGGAACACTAGCTGGGTTTGGATATCAAGGAGCAGAGTACGTTAATAGATTAGAAAATCTTGAAGCTGCTGTTGGTGGTATTGCAGATACCGAAGATGCTCAAAAGATAATTGAAGAAAGGTTTGGTAAAATAGAAACATCGGTTCAATTTCTAGAAAAAGAAATAGACAACATATCTATTCCTGATGTCACTGAAATTAAAACCGACATTGCTACCATTAAAGCAGACCTTGAGACTTTAGATAGAGATATATCTAAATTAGAAACTGGTAATCCTTTAGCTGGTTAATCTTTTAATATCCTAGCGTTTAGATGAGCTTCAACTTCATTGTGAATCTTATCTAGTTTAGCTGTAGTCTCCCTGATTACAGTAGCTAGGGTATTATATTCTTCAGGTGTAAAAAACTTTTTAAGTTCTTTTATATCTGTGCTGGTTCTTTCGGTGACCAGTTTACCTGTCAAGTCGTAAAACAAATTGTAACCTACAAGCTTTGCTTCTGTGCGTTTAGTTCTCATCACCAATCCTTGCAAAACTTACTTTATCTTGCCTACCACGTAGTCCTGCTTTCATATAAGAAGTAGCACGACCTTCAAAGAAGTTCTGATGTTCAACACCCATCACTTCATCTAACCAACCTAGAGGATTCTCACGTTGGTCATAGTTTGTTTTAAGACCAAGCTGTAACAATCTTCTATCTGCTATGTATCTATTGTAAGCATACATATCTTTCTTTGTAAGACCTTCAAGGTCTCCCATATCAAACACTAAGTCTAAGAACTTATCTTCTAACTCTACCATTTGTCTACAAATTTCATAAAGTTCTTTCTTGAAATCATCTGTCCATATTTCTATGTTCTCTTGAATAAACTCTCTAAATAGTTTAGTCATAGCTTCAACGTGCATAGACTCATCACGTATAGAATAAGTAACTATCTGTCCCATACCTTTCATACGTCCAAAACGTGGAAAGTTTAACAAGATTGCAAAGCTACTGAACAACTGTAGTCCTTCGGTAAAAGCTGAATAGACTGCTAAAGTTTTTGCAATACTTTTCTTGTCAGACTTAGTTGTCTTAATCTTATGTACGTACTCGTGTTTGTCTGCCATTTCTTCGTACTCGGCAAAAGCTTTGTACTCTATCTCAGGCATACCCACTGTATCAAGCAGTAAACTGTATGCATGTTGATGGATAGACTCCATGTTTGCAAAAGACCCCATCATCATTCTAGCTTCAGGCTTTCTAAAGATACGCATGTATCTATCAACGTAACCTGCACCGACATCAACATCTGATTGAGTAAACAATCTAAAGATTTGTGTAAGCAAGTTCTTTTCTTTAGGGTCTAACTCTTGCCAATCTTTTACGTCTGTATGTAGTGGTACTGACTCCGGCATCCAATGCATTTGATTCTGTAACACGTAGTAATCAAACATCCACGGGTTATCAAAAGGTTTGTAATAATCTCTTGTGTCTAATAAACTCATCTGTTCTCCTCGTTAAATTTCTTAACTAAATATTTTAAATTTTCAATTACGTATCCTGCGTAATCTTTTGTTTTTGAGAATGGGTCTTTATGTTCATCACAATAATCAAGCCACATCCTACTTGTAAAGCCTATAAACTTTTGGCTAAACACGTTATCAAATTCTGATTGTTTCATTTATCCCTCACACGCTATACATTCAGCATCGTCTAACTTAATACGCTGAACTTTAATGTTTACGTTCTCTGCATTACGAGCAGCATTAGTTCTAAAGTAATACAAAGATTTAAGTTTGTTCATACCATACCAGTGTACATCATTAACATATTGCATGTACTCATCGTGTACTTCTTGTGGCTCTGTAGCTTTTGGAAGTGTAAAGAAAAGATTAACTGACTGTGCTTGGCAAATAAACTCTTGACGTTTAGATGCATGTTCAACAATCCATATTTGGTCTATCTCATTAGCAGTCTTAAATATTTCTTTTTCTTCATCAGTTAGTATATCAAGATGTTGTACTGAACCTTCGTTACCTGCAATGTCTTTCCACAACGCAGTCAACTCATCTTTCTTTAACCCTTTGTCTTGTAAAACTTCTTCTAAGTATTTGTTCTTAACTTGGAAAGAACCACTGAGAGTTTTGTGCGTATAAACGTTAGCACGATATGGCTCAATCGAAGGAGAAGTACCACCACATATAATACTAGAACTAGCATTAGGTGCGACAGCGAGTAGATGAGCATTCCTCCTGCCACTACCACTGACATCAGGAGCTTCTCCCCTGTCCTCTGCAAGTCTTTCAGAAGCTCGGGTTGCCTGTGTCTTAATATATTTAAACGCTTTATAGTTAAAGCCCGTAGCGAAGATACCTTCAAAAGGAATGTTGCGTGATTGGAGATACGAATGAAATCCCATCGCACCAAGACCAAGTGACCTTTCTCTATAAGCTGAATAGGCAGATTTAGTAAAGCCTTCCCTGCCTTCTTTAATGTGTTTTTGAAATCTTTTAAAATTTGCATTGTATTCTCCTAAGTTATCTGTGTCAACAGCATTGTCAATGTAATGTTGAAGAACATTGTCAAGCATGGTAATTAAATCTTCAATGAACATAGGATTTTCACTCCACTCATCAAAGTATTCTAAGTTTACAGAAGACAAACAACACACTGCTGTTCGTTCTTCGTTGGTAGGTAAAGTAATCTCAGAACAAAGATTGCTCTGTTTGATTTCTAATCCTAAATCTTTTTGTTCTTTAGGTAAAGCATCATTACATGTATCTATGTTGACCATGTAAGGCTCACCTGTCTCTGCTCTAGCATTAATAATTTGCCACCATAAGTCTCTAGCATTTACAATCTTAGTAGGCTCATTAGTCTTAGGGTCAATCAATCTAAAGTCTGCATCTTCTTCAACAGCTTTTAAAAACTCATTAGTAATGTTAATACCATTGTGAAGATTAAGATTCTTACGATTAATATCTCCACCTGATTCTTTACGCATGTTAATAAACTCTTCAATTTCCGGATGAGATATATCCATGTAAGCTGCATAGCTTCCACGTCTAGTTGTGCCTTGATTGAAGGCTAACATCTGTGAATCTACTACGTGGATGAAAGGAATTGAACCAGTAGAACGACTGCCATGAGTAGTAGAAATCCCGTTACTCCTAATATCTCCCCAATATCCACCAATACCTCCGCCTGAACTCGCCAACCATATATTCTCGTCATAGTGAGCAGATAAACCATCCCTGCTGTCAGGTACATAATTGAGGAAACAGCTAATAGGAAGCCCACGACTTGTTCCCCCGTTGCTAAGTATAGGAGTGCTAAACATGAACCAACAATTGGAACTGTAGTGATAAAGCCTTTGAGCCAATTCAAAATCCGTGTGACCTTTGTATGTTGCTCCGAAGACGGATGCTCTTGCGAATGCTTCTTGTGCATGTGTTTCATTCTCCCATAAGTATCTATCCTTGAGTGTGTCAAGGCTAAACTTATCTAATAGTTTTTCATTACTGTAATTAATTTTTATACCAAGATATTCCTTGATACCCACTTTATCGTCTACCACTTACTTTCTCCTGTTTTAAAAAACTTATCTCTATCATCGTGTACATCAAGCATTATTATAGCATAATGTAATATTTTAAGCAAGTCTTTTCTATTGTGTCCTTCTTTATTTCCGTATCTTTTTGCATACTTTATAATGTTACCCATACAAAAACCCATACCATGTCCTGAATCAATGATTACATCAGTGGCTTGATACTTATCAGAAGCATAGTGCTCACCATATGTACCATCAATGTATTCTTTTAGTTCAATAATATGTCTTCGTTCATTAAATTTATAATTCATCTGTTCTCCATTCTTTAGGTAAAGTATCTTCACTGTACCATTTAAAATTATTTTTCTCAGCCCACTCAGCATGAGTTCTTTTTGTTCCGTCTTTTCTTTTTTTAGCTTGGGGCATTGGTGCATAAGGACTTAGAAATAAAAACACCAACTCAAACTCTCCTATCTGTTCTTCTAAAGCTTCTCTTATCCAAATATATTTACTGTACTCTGCGTAATCCCAAAACCTACCTTTAGCTTCTAATAATATTGTTTGACCATTAATCGTTTTAACAAAGTCAGGCTCGTAATTGTGCTCAACTACGTATGGTATTTTTTCTGAATGATGATTCCACTTTTGTAAAACAGTAGAATGCAGGGTGTGTTCCCACTTAGAATCATATCCTTTTGGGACATTCTTTTCTGTTGGTCTTATCTTCCTTGGTTTTCTAAAGCCAACCATTATATTATATCTGAGTACTGAATTTTGTCAAGGGGTTTAGACTTTAATTTACGTTTAATTAACTTGCCAAACCATCTTGGAGTATAAGAAGAAACTAAAAATTTATTGTTTGCAAAAATATGAGTTTCAGATGGCATATAATTTTTGTAATTTGTAACTGAAACTTTTTTTTGTTCTTCTTCTATAAGCATAGTCTTTAACCACTCAACAACAAACTCAATTGATTTTTTTCTTATTGCTTTAGATTTTCTTCCGTTCATCTGACTTCCTCCACGTTAGGTTCACTAACAATTTTTGTAAAATATACAGGTCCTTTTGCATAATTAAACACACGCAATCCCTGCCCATCGTTAGCATCTTTATGACATTCAAACTTATGAGGACACCATGAACAACCTCTTGCAACTTTCATATTACCTGCTTTCCCTTCAGGAATTGGTGCATA